TCTGGTGGTGTAACGAGTGCTATAAACTGGAATGATTCTGGTCCAGCTACTGATACTTTCTCTATTGGAACTGGCACGGATGTAAACCAATCAGGTCAAAGTCATCTGTTCTATGCTTGGACAGAACTAGAAGGTTATTCAAAGTTTGGAACTTATGAAGGTAATGGTTCGGCAGATGGTCCTTTTATCTATACGGGCTTTAAACCTTCCTTAGTCATTATCAAGAACCTAGATGCATTACAATCTTGGGTTATGAAAGATGTAGTTCGGAATACATATAATCCATGCACAAGAACTTTATATGCTAATCTTAATAATGCTGAATCGGCTGATACGCCAGGGAATGATAATGATATAGATATAGTTTCTAATGGATTTAAACCTAGAACTGCGGGTCATACGGGAACTAATGGTAGTGGAGTTGATTATATCTATATGGCATGGGCAGAGAATCCATTTGGCGGTAGTGGTGTAGCACAATCGAGAGCGAGGTAAGTTATGACATGGTGTGTAGTAAAAGCAGATCAGGTGACGCAAATTATCAACTCACCAAGGGTTGTTCGTATAGATGATGTGAATCATCCAGCAACAATTTTCCGTTCCTGGAGTGCTTCTGAATTAAAGGATATTGGTATCTACCCATATTCTGCAACTAGTGTAAATGAGCGGTTTCATACATACAGTGATTTCCAGTACACGATTGGTTCGGATGCGGTTACGGGCGCATGGAAAACCAAAACGGCTAAAAGTATGGATGACGTAACAACAGACGGCGTTACTGCACCAGGTTTGAAAAGTGTCTGGGTAGCCAACACTAAAAGAACCGCGAAGTCACTCCTTGCTCAAACTGATTGGTACGTTACACGATTGGCTGAAAAAACCACGGCCATCTCATCCAAGGTTTCCACCTATCGCGATAAGGTCAGAGCCGCTTGCGACAAGATAGAAGCCGCCATCAATGCATGTTCGGATGTTGCGGCCCTTGAAGCCATGTTTGTAGTTCCTGTCGATAGTGATGGAAAGGCTACAGGTAACGCTCCTATGCATGACTGGCCTGATGATGAGTGAGATGGAAGATTTAGCTATGCATGTGACCTTATGTGAGGAACGATACTCTCAGGTCAATGCAAGGCTAAAGCGTCTTGAAACAGTTATGATGACGGGTACGGCTCTTTTATTAGGAGCTATGGGTACAATAATTGCTTTATTAGTTAGTAAAATTTAATGCCTTTTTCTAAAATTTCATTTCGTCCTGGTGTTAATCGTGAGACTACGTCTTATGGGGATGAAAATGGGTGGTATAATTCTGATTTAATACGATTTCGTAAGGGCCGTCCTGAAAAAATGGGCGGTTGGTCAAAACTAAGTACGAGTACCATTATTGGCACCGGACGATCTTTACATGCCTGGGCTGCAATGGATGGTTCTAAGTACATGGGGTTGGGGACAGAAGCTAAATTTTATATAGAGGAAGGTGGAACGTATAACGACATCACTCCTCTTAGAAAAACGGTAACTTTGGGGGCTAATCCTATTGTTACAGGCAGTTCGGGCAGTGGTGTTGTAACAATTAACGATACTAACCATGGAGCGCGAAGCGGGGATTATGTAACACTTTCCGGGGCCACAACGACAGATGGTATTACTGCTGCTCAACTTAACTTGGAATTTGAACTAACTGTTGTTAATTCTAATAGTTATACGGTGACAACGGCAGGGAGTGCGTCTTCAGGCAGCACGGCTGGAGGAGGGTCTTCTGTCAAAGCGGCGTATCAGATTAGTGCCGGTCTTGGGATCGTGGTTCCTGGTACAGGCTGGGGCGCAGGTTTGTGGGGTGGCTCAGTTGAGACGTATTCGGAAACCACGCTTAATGGTTCAATAAGTGATTCTGCCACCTCTATAATTTTAACCTCTGCGTCGGACTTTGATACGGCTGCGACTACAATTGCAGCAAATTTAACGGATGTTAGTACGTCTATTTCATTAGCTAGTTCTTCAAGCTTTCCTTCTCAGGGAACTGTTCTTATCAACAGTGAGAAAATCCGCTACGGGAATAACAGTAGTAATGTATTATCGGATTTGACCCGTGGAACGGACGGCACAACGGCAGCGGCACATACGAGTGGGGATGCAGCAACCTATGTTGGACTGATTCAGATTGAGCAAGAACTGATTCAGTATACGGGGAAAACGTCACAGACCCTGGATGCGGGGGTGGTCCGTGAGGTTCGTGGCACAACGGCAGCGGCTCACGCCGATGGAACGGCAGTAAAAGAAGCCCATGATTTTGTGGGATGGGGCGAAGCTGCGGATATAACAACAACGGCAGGCTCCAACATACGTCTCTGGTCTCAGGACAACTGGGGCGAAGATCTTGTTTTTAATGCCTTTGATGGAACTCCATACTATTGGGACAAAACTCTGGGTCTTTCAGCGCGGGCCGTCAGTCTTGAAGATTGGCCTGCGGGTGCTACGAGCGCCCCTACGGTTACGCGGCGGATAATGCTTTCGGGTGCGGACAGGCATCTGGTTTGTTTTGGTGCCAACCCAATTGGCGAAACGGACCAAGATCTTTTAATGGTGCGATGGAGTGACCAGGAAAACCCGTTTGATTGGTATCCTACGGCTACAAATACCGCAGGTTCCCAACGCCTAGCCACGGGCTCTGAAATAGTGTCGGCCCAGAAAACGCGACAGGAAATGCTCATCTGGACGGATTCCTCTCTTCATGCCATGCGGTTCACGGGTCCACCGTATACTTTTACTATTAGTATGCTGGCGAACAACATCTCCATTTTGGGTCCAAATGCGGTAGCCACCGTTGGCGACAAAGCCTTTTGGATGGACCGGGAAAATTTCTACGTTTATTCCGGACGGGTGCAGGTTATTCCATGTACGCTTCTCAGGTACGTGTTTGATGACATTAATTTGACCCAAAGCCACAAGTTCTTTGCCGCGTCCAATAGGATGTTTGACGAGGTCTTCTGGTTTTATGCAAGCGCATCGTCCACGGATATAGACAGATATGTAAAATTTAATTTTACAGAAAGCACTTGGGATCTTGGTACGTTAGCCAGGACTGCTTGGGTTGATTTTGGCATTCACGACAACCCGCGAGGTTGCGGTGCAGCAAGTAGTGTCAATTACGTGTACCTTCAAGAGTATGGTCAAAATGCGGACGAGGCTGCGATGAACTCCTTCATTGAATCCGCTGATTTTGATTTGGCTCCGGATGGTGATCATTACATGTTTATTAGCCGGTTGATTCCTGACGTATCCATTAATGATACAAGTGGAGGATCTTCCGGAACCGTTAATTATGTTGTGAAAACAAGGAACTATCCTGGAGATAGCCTTACTACAAATTCCACGAATGCCGTCACAAGCACCACGCAACAATCTTTTTTAAGAGCCCGCGCCAGACAAGCTGTTTTAAGAATAGAAAGCTCTACAACGGACTTTTCGTGGACGCTGGGTGATTTGCGTTTGGAAGTGCGTCCGGACGGGCGGCGCTAATGGTAAAATTACTGGATCACTCCATGCCTAATGCACCGGAAGACTATGATCCGGAAGCTTTTGTGCGAATACTCAGGGACATTGAAATGGCGCTAACGAAGCTGGAATTTCCTGCCATTGTTAGCGGCGAAGATGAAACGCATGGTCTTATGTGGTTTAACGAGTAATGACGGTTGCATATAAAAATATTACGAGCTTGGTGGGCTCTACGGGGGATGTAACAATTTACACGTGTCCTGCCGTTCAGACGGATCCGACAAGGATTACTCAAGCCGTTGTACGCAACATAAATTTGTATAATAGTCACTCTGGGACTATAGTAATTTACCCTAAGATAACCGACAGTTCCGCTTCTCTTACAGCTACGCTGGAAAAGATAAGTCTTGGAACTCTCGCACAAACGTCTCTTGCTGGTCCGTTTAACTTAGAATCCAGCGATGCGCTCATTTTAAATTGTGATGTGGCTTCAAAGATTTATGTCTTTGCCAGTGTTTTGGAGCTTTCGTAATGATGCAACAAACTCATACGACGTTATCTAATGGCCTACAGTCCTTTGCGGACGTTTCTCCTGATTATGCCCTCGCTCCAGTTGGCATAGGATCCTTCAAAGAACAAGCAGACAAACTTGCGGAATATGGCCGCAACGGAGACATCT